ATGGATGCTCTATATTATGCAGATTACTTTGCAAGAGCCCCAAGCAGTGCCATTATAGAAGCCAAAAATTTTGCAAAAAACATGGAAAAAGAAGCCAACTTAAAGACAAACAAGCTATACAACTGGATTACTGGGTCTATTGAGTAGAAACTTCTTGCAAACCGAAACCTTAATTTTGTAAATTTTCACACGAATAATTACACTTTTTATATAAAAATATATGGAATACGACAATAGAGCATTAGAAAACCAACAATTATTTGATAGATATAAAGATGATAGGGGGGGTTGGGAACTAGATGCGAGACAAGATGTAGACTTTTATCTTGGAAACCATTTTAGTAAATCAGAATCTCAAGAGTTAGCATCACGAAATCAAGCAGATGTCCCTATGGATAGAATTTCTCCTGCGGTAGAACGGCTGAAAAGTATGCTTACTTCAAGGCCTCCAGCTTTTACAGTGGTACCAAGAGAAGACTCTGACAGTTCATTGGCTTATCTATGGAGAGAAATCATGGGTTTTGTTTGGCAAAACTCTGATGGTGACGCACAAGTAAAACAGGCTATCCACGATTATTGTGTTGTGGGGTTGGGATTTTTATATGCATATGTAGACTATGACTCTGATTTTGGTAGGGGAGATGTAAAGTTCTCTTACCTAGACCCATTCAGAGTATATGTACCAGCTTCATCAAGAGATAGATTTTTTTCTGATGCAGACAATATGATTTTGTCTACCATACTGTCAAAGGACCAAGTATTGAATTTATATCCAGAGTTGGGTGTGAGCATAGACCCAGAGACTGGAGAGGAAGTAGATAGGCTAATTGATGAGATATCAACCTATGCCTATGATGACGACTATCCTGACAATGTTAATAACAGCTCAATGAATGCTTATACACCTGACAAAGTAAAGGGGTATACAGACGTTCATTATAAACGCTTTCAAATATTAGAAAGGTTTAGAAAGGTAAAAGTTCCATTCTATCGTCTTTTTGAGAATCAGAGTGGTCAAGAATTTGTTGTAGATGAAGCAGACTTTAGAGTTTTCTTAGAGAACAATAAGAAAATGATTGAAATGGGACAGGTAGATATTACCCAAGTATTTCAAAATAGAATTAAAGTAACTGCTAGTATTGGTGAGGTGGTGCTATATGAGGCTGTGTTAAACACTGATGTTTACCCTATCGTACCCATAGCAAACGTTTGGACACAAACCCCATATCCTCGTTCTGATGTCTCCAGGGCGAGACCAATGCAACGATTGCTAAACAAACTTTGGTCTTTAGCACTATCTCACGCACAAGCATCTGCGGGTTTAAAACTGTTAGTTCCAATAGGCAGTGTTGAAAATCTTTCACAGTTAGAGAAGGATTGGGCGAACCCAAATGCTGTAATAGAAGTTGATTCTTCTCAGGGGGAGCCGCATTATCCAGCTCCACAACCATTGACTGGGGAGTTTTATAGATTAATACAGCAGTGTGAGTTTTATATAAATTTTATTTTTGGTATTCCAGAAATTCTGCAGGGAGTTGGAGACAAGGCTCCAGATACTGCACGAGGAACAGAACGATTAATTGCTCTTGGAAGTGAACGACCTAAATCAAAACTAAGAGATATAGAGTTTAGTATTAAACGATTAGGAAAGATAATGTATAATTATGGGAAAACACATTACGATGTGAACAAATTATTAAGATTGGTTCAACCCAATAACGACATTACAGAATTAATGTCACAAGTGTATACTGATAAAACAAAAATTGTGTTTGACTTAAAAAAGGAACAACACAATTTAGAACAACACGATGTTGGAATTGAATCTGGTTCAACACTACCAACCAGTAAGTATGCTGAACTGGCTGTATATATGGAAGCATATCAAATGGGAATAGTGGACCAAATAGAAGTATTAAAGAAAAACCCAGACATCTTTGATAAGGAAGGTATTTTAAAACGAATTAATCAAAGACAGCAAATGGAACAACAAGTTGCTCAAATGGGTGAAACAATAAAGAATTTACAGGGAGACCTGCAAACGGCTACAAGAGAATCTTTATCTGATAGAAAACGAACTGAAGTTGAAAAATTTAAGACTCGTTTAAAAGATATAGAATCTAACGCCAGTGCCGATAGGCGAGTAAGTAAAAACAAACTAAACGATAAGGTGTTGCTCGAATTAGAGAAATTACGTGGCGAGTTAAAGGTGATGAAGACAGAAATCGACCGTAGTTCTGCTCAACAAGACGAGACATCTTAAAGGAGAAAATAATGGAAAATCAAACATCAACAACCGATACTCAAGTTGGAGAATCTATGGATACGGTTCCAACTGGGTCTCAACAAGAAGGTACTTTAGAAGGAAATGAAGATATGAATTGGGAAAAAGAAGCTAAGAAGTTTCAGTCAATGCACGATAGAGTGTTAGCTGACAAAAAGCATCTTGAACAATACAAACCACTCATTAACTTATTAGAGCAACGACCTGACCTTGTAGAGTCTTTAAGAGATAATATTGTCGGAAAACCTGGTGAAGATAAACAAACTGAAGCATTACAGTTAAACGAAGACGAGTTCAATCCATGGGATGCGTACAATAAACCTGGCTCACCTTCATACGACTTTAGAGTTAGAGATGAAGAAGCTAGAATAAATAATGCAGTTGGCAATGCTATTAGAGGGCAAGAACAAAAACAGTTTCTTAACAATACTGTGAGTAGTCTCAAAAGCGATTATCAAATGGATGAGGGAGAGGTTCAGGAATTTATGAACTTTGCTCAACAACCAAAAGATAGTGTTCCCTTGGAGAACCTGGTCAAGTTATTCAAAATGAATAAGGGCGAATACAAAGAGCCCACAATTAAAAAGCCAGATACCACAAATCAAGCGAGAACAGCTGGAATATTGCAGGGAGGAAGTGCTCCTACGAAGTCTGAACAAGACCGTATGTGGGACAGTATCCTTGGTGCAGCCCAACGAGGTAGCCTTGCCAAACGGATTAAACGCTAAAAAACCTAATTAAGGGGGAAAATAATGGCAATTACAAGTGGACAAATGAAAGCGTCAAATCTGACGGCTGCTGCTACTAGTGCTGATTATGGACAGGCTCCTGACCAAAGACGATTATACAACTTTTCTGATAGGATAGCTGAATTAGCTCCTGAAGAAAGTCCGTTTTTCGTTTATTTGTCAAAGACTGCTAAACTCCCTACTGATGATTCAGTTTTCCGATATCTTGAAGATAGAAGTAAAGTGGATTATACAAGTAGAGAGTTTTTAGTACAAGGAGCTGTTGGAACAGTTGTTGCTGATACTAATTATTCATTTACAGTGGACACCGCAGGTGGTGCATCTGTAGATTGGTTAGTAAAAGGAATGGTATTTGCAGTAAGAACTACTGGAAGTGCTGCAGCAAATGTTGGCTTTGGACAGTCCGTTCTTAGAATAGAGAACGCACCGACAGATAATGGTAGTGATACTAGTTTTCAAGCTAGATGTCTAAGTGTCTCTGGAGCTTCTGGAGCAAACAGTGTTGCTGATAACGACAAATGTCAAGTTATTGGTAGTGCTTTCGCAGAAGGTACTGGAGCACCAGATGTTTGGTCAAGTAGTTTAGATGACGGATTTGGATATACTCAAATCTTTAAGACAGCTGCTGAAGTGACTAACACTGCTTACGCAACTCGTTTGCGTGGATATGCAAACGAATTTGAAAGAGTACTTGCACTCAAATTGAGAGAACATAAAATAGATATCGAACGAGCTATGTTGTTCAATCATAAAGCAAGAAGTAATGGGATTAACTATACAGAAGGTATTGTTGGACAAGTTATCAAGAATAGCACTTTTGTATCAGGAACAACTGATTTAAGTTACACATCTGGAAAGGCTTATGCCCGTTCTATGACACAAGCTCAACTAACTTATGACAGATTGCTTTCTGATTTAGAAGTAATTTTTGACCCAGCAAGAGGAGGCTCAAACGAAAAACTCGTTATGGCTTCTTTACCTATAGTTACCATTTTCAATAAACTTGGTGACGGTGCATTTATTGATGCATCTGTTGGCTACAGCAACAGTCCATATAGAGTTAATATGAACAATGCTGAAGGCTCATTCGGTCACAAAGTTATGGAAATTAACACAGTGCACGGAGACCTATACATGGTGAAACAACCTCTATTTAGAGGGCACTCAGCTGGATTAATGTTGATGGCTGATATGTCTCAACTATACTATAGACCTCTAGTTGGTAATGGAATCAATCGTGATACTCAAGTTCAAACAAATGTACAAGCTGCAGATGAGGACTTAAGAAAAGACGTGATTCTTACCGAGGCTGGTCTTGAGGTATGTTTACCTGAAGCTCATGCACTATTTAATGTAGAAGGAGTATAGTAAGATGAGAAGTGATTATCTAAATGAAAATAGTGGTAAAACGGCATCCTACGAGAAAAAAGCAGAACTAATTAGTGCTGCAAGAACTCTTGCTGCTACTGATAGTGGAAAAGTTTTCTGGCTAGAATCTTCTGGTGGTGCCTTTTCAATTACTCTTCCGACTGGAGGAGATATTGGAGACGGTATGCACTATAAGTTCTGGGTTCAAGAAAACACACCAACTGCTGCAATAACGATTGCAGCTGGTAGTGCTATCGTATTCGGTAAAATCAACGAAACTGAAGTTGATACTGGAGACGATGGTCCAGGTTCAAGTGCTGATGGAGCTACTGGAGTTTCTAATGTGATATTAGGAACCTCTGCTTTAAAGGGAGACTTTATAGAAATTGACGCCTTTGCAGGTGCTTGGTATCTAAACGGTCAATCTGGTAAAGACGGAGCAGTAACCACAAGTTAATATTACCCGAATCAATAAGGGTAGCAGTTTTGGATGACTGTGGGGTTGTTCGTAGAAAGGTTCAACCCCGAACATCCTAAAGATTATAACTTAATAGGAGAATAAAATGGCAGCATATAATGCTAATGTAAAAATAGTTATTAATGATATAAGCGATGCAGCTGACTCAGTATCTGGCTCTTTAGCAGCAGATATTATAGCAGCAGTGAATGCTTTAGATAGTACTAGTCAAGCAATCATAGACATTCAATGTGTGAAACTTGATATATCAAGAGTAGCTTATATTATATTATATACTTAATGGATAAAAATTGTCAGTATTGTGATGCTCCCAATCCTGAAGGATATTTTAATTGTCGTTCTTGTGGGAAGAGGGCTTCAAAGCCTAGGTGGACACCACAGTTTGTTGTGAGAGAAGACAATTCTTGGGCAAGAGCAATTAGGACAGACCAAGTAAATTTTGGAACAAAAGATATGAATACACATATAAAAGAGAACCAGAAAAAAAAAGCATTGAAAGCTAATAAAAAATTACACGATTCCATTCAGTGGGATGATAAACCCATAACAGTTAAAAATTAGTGGGAAGGAATACCAAGAAATGGGGAAAAGAAAAAGCAAAGGTGAGAAGAATTATGAAAAAAAGAAAACCATATCCAAAACCTAGAAAACCTAAACGTAGAAGATACTAATGAATAAAACTTTTGCAGAACAAATGAAAGATGTATTGATAGGCTTAGGTGTATCAGATATAGACAAATTAAATGTTACAGAGATTAAAGAATTATACTTTGATATGGTATATAAAAGTGATGAAGAAGGATTTATGAATCCTGGTGAAATAGAAAAAGAACTTTTTAGTCCTGAAAATAGTTTAATGCAAGGAGCTATTGATGACAAACAATATAAAAAGATTAAAGAATTAGAAAGTCCTTTGTTGGAGGTTCTTGAACAAGGTAAGCCATATGGACAAAATGGAAAAAACTTGTATGGAGATAGTTCAGAAGCTGTTGCTGACTCTTTAAAATCTTTTGGAGGTAAGGTTGCATGGGTAGAATCAGATAATATACCAGATAGAATACAAGAATCAGGTGGACCAGGAAGAGGTAAGTATCAGTATGAAATGAATGTATTTACTGGAGGATTAGATGAAAACCCTCAAGGGGCAGCAGAAACTGCTGTGAAAAGATTAATAAATGCTTATGAGGGATATGGTATGGAAATACCAAAAGAATGGTCTACATTACTTGATTTAAACAATCTAGATTCCCCTTCGTATAATATAGACTTTTCTAAACTTCCAGAAAATTTACAAGATGAATTGTTTTATGCAGATAAGCAACAAGACCCAGATTTTAAATTAGGAAAGCTAGGCTCTGGAGAGCTCTCTATGGAAGATGCTTGGTTAGACTTTCATTGGTCTGGATGGAGCAAAGAAGCCAACCCTCAACAAGCAAGAGGAAAAAAAGCCAAATGGTATAGAGGAAAAATAAAAGAAATGAATAAAGGATATTAATAATGGCAACGTTTAAAGTACAAGTAGAAGACATAACAGGTTCTGTAGGAGATGATACAGCAATAAGTAGTTGGCTACAAGACGGAGCTAAAGAAGTTATTAACTTTATACCTAAGCTAAGACTTGAGGAAGTAGCATCAACTTCTGTATTTGAAAATACTGTTGATGTTGAAGGAAAAAAAGTTTTAGGAGTTTTAAGAAAAGATGCGAACAATAGTAGTTTTCTTACTCCTTGTATAAAAGTTGCACCAACTAAAAAAGGAATCATACAAGACTCAAGCAACATGGAATATGCAACAACAAGTGACCCTGCATATTGGGTTGATGGAGATACATTACAAGTATTTCCTACAAGTGCTTCTACAAACGATATGTCTTTAGTTCATATCAGTTTTGATTTTTCAGCAGTTACTTATGATGATTCTTCTATAACAAATTTCCCAGACGAAGCAGAACCAGCAGTTGTATTGTATGCAACAAGAAATGCATTACAACGATTAATGACTGATACAATATCTAATTCAGACATTACTACTGCCTTAACTGCTGTGAATACAGAATTAGATGAAACCCAAACAGTCTGTGATTTAATTAACACACAAGTAGATTCTGCTGTAGCAGAAATATTAGAAACAGTTACCACTGTAGATGATAATGTAGATACAGCTTTAGCAGCAATGAATACATCAGCAGACAAAATTAATGCTGCAATAGAATTAGCTAATGCTGAGTTTGATAAAAGCGATGCGTTGTTAGACTTAGGAGAAACCGATACAGAAGGAGATATTAATACAGCTTTAACTGCAATCAATACAGAATTAGATGAATTACAATCTATAGCAGATAATGTACATACAGAAGTTCAATTAATAAATGCTCAAGCAGATTCTGCTCTTACAGAAATAGGATTAGCCAACGCTGAAGTAGATAAAATGGCAGCAGAAACTGGTTTAGATAATGCTGAATTAGATTTAGCTAAAGTAGAATTAGCAGAAGCAGCAGTATTAGTTGATAGCGGTATAGATACAGCCACTGCAGCAATCGCTACAGCAGCAGGAAGAGTTAATACAGCAGTAGCACTTGCTAATGGTCAATTTGATGCAGCGGTTTTAGAATCAGCTCAAGCAGAGTTAGAAGCAGATGATAGTGCAGTAGCAACTGCATTAGGATTAATTAACACTCAAGTAGATGCAGCCGTAGCTTTAATCACTGCAGACCCTGGTATCAACGATAGATTAACAGCTGCAGAAGCTGCAGTAGATTTAGCAGCAGCTGAAATAGTATTAGCAAAAGCAGAAGCTGCAGAGATAGCAACTCAGACAGATAATAGTGGAGATTTTGAAACAGCACTCGATGCGATTAATACAGCTGTAGATAGGTTTAGAGCTGATGGAGGAGACCCAGTATTATTTGGAGATGAGTCAGAATACACCACAGGTACAGGGTTTACTAAAGTAAAAGATGCATTAGATAATGCACAAAAAATTGTTGATGATGGAGCTAATGCTCCAACTGGAAATGCAGCGGGGGATGCGGCAACTTATTTATATACTGATGAAGATGTAGAATTAATGAATGGTGCTTTATCTATTGCACAAACAGAACAGAATAGAGCAAGAATCCATTTAGAAGAATTTTCAACTGCTGTTAATGGATTGTCAGCAGAGATAAATGGTTTTGCAACAGAAGTAACATCAAGAGTAAACTTTACTGGAGCAAAAGGACAAGCAGTACAAGCATATATTAGTACTGCACAAAATCGTTTATCAGAAGCACAGGCCGAAATAGGAATAGCTAATGGATATAATTCTGCAATAGGAGCATATATTAATTCTGCACAGGGATATGCTGCTGAAGTACAAGCATATATAAGTACAACTCAAATGTTTATTAATACTGCATCAAATAGAATTAATGCTGGTAATGCATTTTTAGCAGAGGCGAATGCGAGTGCGGGGGAAGCACAATCTTATATGGGCGAAGTAAATGCTAGAATATCTCAAATACAAGGACAGGTTAGTGTTGCTCAAGGATATATACAAAATGGAGCTGGATATTCAAGAGTTGCTGATGGATATGCAAAAGCAGCACAAGGATTTTTAGGAACAGCACAAAATTATTTAGCAGCAGGACAAGGGTTTGCGTCAGCTGCACAAGGGTATTCTAATGAGATACAAACTAAGTTAGGTATTGCTTCAGGGTATGGAAACGAAGTAAGTGCTAGACTAGGACAGGCCCAAGCTAAAAGAGCCGAATCTCAATCTAGGTTGGCAGCTGGGAATGCTTTCTTACAAGAAGCAACTGCAAGAGCTTCTGAAGTAAATTCTTATGGTACAGAAGTTCAACAAAGGTTGGCACAAGTAGGAGCACAAGGAAATGTTGCAGCAAGTTATGTTGCGGCAGCTCAAGGGTATGCAGGTGAAATACAATCTAAGATTGGTATTGCATCAGGATACTTACAAGAAATGCAAGGAAGACTAGCTGTAGATACCGCTAAATATAACTGGTATACTCAGCAGTATCAAATGGTAGATGCACGATATAAAGAATTTATACAATCACTAAGAGGAACAAATGCCTAAGACAAGCTGGACAGAGCAAAGCATTGCTCCAAGTACAACTTGGACAGAACAAGCTTTATCTTCTATAGGCTCAGTTTGGGCTGAAGTTCTGGACAGTTTTTCTCTTTGGGCAAGTTTTATTATGGACTGGGCAGATGTTACTCAAAAATGGGAGGATGAATAATGGCAGCAATAGAATTTAGTGTAAGAGAAATATTAAGTAGAGTACGACAAGCAGTCCCAAAAGCTAGAGAAAACTATGTGATGAATCTAATCAATCAAGGATTGGTAGAGATGGGAAAGTATTCTATTAAAACAGAATATGGTAAAACAAATTTGGTAAATGAACAACTATGGTATGGATTAGATGATGATAGAGATATTACAATAAATAAAATATTTAGAGTAAGTATTTTAAATTCAGATAGTGAATATATACAAATACCTAGATTATTAAATCAAGAAATTAAAATAACAGATACGGAGTAAAAAATGGCAGCAGTAACCAGCACATATACCGACCCTTCCGATTCATTTGTATGGTGGGTTGAGGGAGATAAACTTGCTATAGCTACTACAGAAGACGATGGTGGTACTACAGAAACCGCTACGGGCAAATATAAAGCAGCAATCATTGGTTCTGGTTCAGACTATGTTACAAATGGATTGTTGATTTCTTATTATGCAGAACCAGACGAAGTAACAGCGGTAACTGGTTCAGGTAGTACAGTAGATTTAGACAATCAACTACAACCCCTATTAATAGATTTTGTAAAAGCACACTTATTATTTGATGCAGCAGCAAGAGAGAAAGACCCAAATCAATCTGCAATTAAAATGCAGTCTGGGCAAGTATTTTTAAACAACTTTAAGGAAGGACTAATAAGGTATGGCTCTAAAAAGAGTGACAAAACAGGCGGAACTAGAGCAATTCTACCATTTAGTTTTAAATAAATTATGGCTACACTTACAGGAACAAGAGTAAAAGACACTTATAAGGACCTATTACAGGTTTCTAATAGCAATTCTGGTATTGATAGCACTTTAAGGACTGTATCAGATGGCGAAGCTACTGATAGTATTTTAGAATTAAGTAGTGCTGCTGTTAATATCACAGGAGCTGGTACACTACAATATGGTGGAACAGCTATTACTTCTACAGCAGCCGAGTTAAATGTATTAGATGGAATTTCTGCAACCGTAACAGAATTAAATTATACAGATGGTGTAACATCAAACATTCAAACACAATTAGATGCAACACTAGATACAGCTGGTTCATTAATAGATTTAAGTTCAACTACTATTAATGTAGACTTGACCGAAGCAGGAGAAGCTGCTATCGCCAATGGAGACTATATATTATTTTTAGATGGTGGTGCAACAGGAACACACGCAAAAGAAGCATTAGCTGATGTTGCGACTTTATTTGCAGGAAACGGACTAACAGCTACAGACTCTGTAATAGAGTCAGATGTACACGCATTAACAGAAGCTATTCTTACAAGTGGAGATTATATTGCTTTCTCAGACGAAGACCAGTCAGGAGACCCTACTCGCCGTGAAAGCATAGATGATATAGCTACGTTATTTGCAGGGACTGGTTTAACAGCTTCAAGTGCTGTAATAGGAATTGATGCAGCACAAACAGTAATTACATCTCTTTTAGCTACAGATATTAAAATTGGTGAAGATGACCAAACAAAAATAGATTTTGAAACTGCAGATACAATTAACTTTTATGCTGGAAATGAAAAACAATTAATACTTACAGATGGAGCTTTAACACCAGGAGCTGATAATATACTTGATTTAGGTTCATCTGGAGTAGAATTTAAAAATGCTTACTTTGATGGGACAGTAACTTCTGATGCCTTTGCTGGTCCTTTAACAGGAGATGTTACTGGTAACGTTTCAGGTACAGCAGCAACTGTTACAACTGCAGCACAAACTAGCATTACAAGTTTAGGTACATTGACAGCTTTAACAGTTGATGATGTCGCTATAAACGGTAAGGTTATAACGATGACAGGTTCTAGTAGTGACACGGCTGTATTTACAGCAGGAACTAACGGAACTCTTAGTGTTGTTACAACTGATGCAGCAGCAGCAGCAGCAAACATTCAAATTACAGCAGACGGTACAGTAGATATTGATTCGGCAGGTGTCTTAACTTTAGATTCTGGTGCAGCAATCAATCTTGAACCTGCTTCTGGTTCTGCAATTTTATTAGATGGCACAATTAGTGTAGATGCAGGAGTAGTAACAGGAGCAACAAGTGTTACATCTACTGCTTTTGTAGGCGATATAACAGGAGATGTTACTGGAAATGCAGATACTGCAACTTTAGCTACAACTGTAACTGTTACAGATAGCACAGCAAATACAAATTTCCCAGTAGTATTTCATAATGAATCCAATGCACTATTAGATGATACTGGTGCATTACGATATAATCCAAGCACAGGAGAATTATTAGTTCCTAAATTAACCGTAGCAGGAACTACGACTACAGCAGATACAGTAACAATGGAAGCTGCAAATGCAGTTATCTTTGAAGGAGCAACTGCCGATTCTTACGAAACAACACTATCTATTGTTGACCCAACAGCAGACCACACACAATATTTAATCAATCAAACTGGATATATTCCTTTATTAGCAGCATCAACTTCAACTGCAATTTCATCAACTCCTGCAGAATTAAATGTATTAGATGGATATACTGGAAGTGTTACAGAATTAAATTATTTAGATACCTTACACGCAACAGGCGTTACCAATACTGAATTTGATTATTTAGATGGAGTAACATCAAATATTCAAACACAGTTAGACGCAACACTTGATACAGCAGGAACAGGTATAGACATATCAAGCACTACAGTTTCAGTAGATGTATCTGACTTTATGGCTAATGGTGCTAACAATTATGTTGTAACTGCTACTGGCACAGATGCAATGAACGCAGAAGCCAATCTTACTTTTGATGGAACGAGTTTAGGGGTTGGAACTACATCACCTGAAGGTAAAGTCCACATTTATCAATCTGATGCAAGTGTAGCTCCTGATAGTGATGGAGATGATTTAGTTATTGAAAGTAATGCTGATACTGGTATTAGTATTTTAGCAGGAGAGAGTAATGGAGAAACTGGCTCATTAATCTTTGGAAGTGATAATGATGCCTATGGAGCAGGACTTGCTTATCATTATTACGATAAAACTCTTTCTTTAAAAACTGCACACTCATCTGGAATATTAAGATTAGCAAGTGCAAATAATACTACTGCTATGACTATTGATAGTTCGCAAGATGTAACTATTAATGCAGGTAGTTTAACATTACCAGTTGCTGAAAAACTATTCTTTGGTGGTGGTGCACATACTTATATCGGAGAAGATGTAGATGATAGATTAAGATTCTTTACTGGTGGTGCTGAATTTATGCGATTTACTGAAGATACTTCCAATACATTAACCTTTTATCAACCAATGAACTTTCAAGCACAAACAGTTGCTAATGTTGGAGATGTAAAAATAAATGCTACTAACAAACTTTATTTAGATGGTGGTGATGATACTTTTATAAGCCAAACTTCTGCTAATACAGTAAGTTTCTATGCAGGTGGAACAAGCAATGCAAGATGGAGTTATGATAATAATTCTGTTGATATTGCAGTAGATACAACTTTAGCAGCTACCAAGAAACTTTACTTAGATGGTGGTGGTAATACTTACATCTATGAAGAAAGTGCTGACAATGTAATGTTCTACATTGGTGGTAGAAATATGTTACGACTACACGAGGGCAATGGAGAGGTTGTTGTTAATGATAGTCAAGTAGATACTAATTTTAGAGTTGAAAGCGATACTATTGATGATTTATTCTTCTGTGATGCTGGAACTTCAAGAGTCGGTATAGGAACAAATGGTCCATTTGCTAAACTTCATATTAGCAATGGAACTGCAGGTGTTTCTGCTTTAGATTTTGAAGATGCTTCAGATTGTGCTATTTTTATAGATGCAGTTCAAACAGCAGATTATTTTCAACCTTTAATTGGAGTTGGAGAAGATGCTACTACTCTTACAGCAGCAATTAGTTCTTATGATGATGGTGGTAGTGCAGCACAAGGTTTAGTATTTCATACTGGAAATACAACAAGGATAACTGAAGTGATGAGGATAACTGCTTCAGGTTCAGGATATGTTGGTATTGGAAATCCAGCACCTGCACACAGATTATCTGTATCAGATAATGGTGGTGGAACAGATGACTTCTTTATAGTAAATCCAGGAAATGGACATAATAGAACAATGGAAATTGCAGGAGATGCAATTAATGTTACAACAACAGGTGGTGGTTCTAATACATTATTATTAAATGAAGATGGTGGAGATGTTGATATATGCAATGGAAAGGTATATGTAGATGAAAGTGCAAGTGCATTAATAGTAGGTGCAACTGCTCAAATAGCAACTGTAGGTGGAACAGGTTCGTTTCAAGTATTGGGAACTGGTGGTGGAGATAGTCTTTTAACTATAGGAAGATTTAGTGATAATGCTGGTGCGCCACAAATAAACTTTGCTAAATCAAGAAATGGAACGATAGGTTCAAATACAGTTGTTCAAGATGATGATAGTTGTGGAGAGATAAACTGGTGTGTTTCAGATGGTTCAGATATGATTTCTTATATTGCACAATTAGAAGCAGAAGTAGATGGAACACCAGGTAGCAATGATACACCAGGAAGACTAATGTTTAAAACTACTGCAGATGGTGCAGCAGGACCAACTGAACACTTTAGAATTGCATCTAATGGAGATTTGACTGCAACAGATACTTCTATCGCATCTAATTCTGACTTAAGATTAAAGAAGAATATTGAAAATTTTGAAGGTGGATTAGATATTATTTCTAAATTACAACCAAGAAACTTTGAGTGGAGAAATCCTGAAATTCACAAAGAAGGAACAAGACGAGGATTTATAGCTCAAGAAGTAAAAGAAGTAGATGAGTATTGGATTAATACTAAAAAAATTAAAGAAGAAGAAAAAGATTACGAGTATGTAAAAGATACTAAAGGACAAAGTTTTGTATCTAAGTTAAACGACAAAGATGCAATGTATGTTTCAGCTATACAAGAGCTGAAAGAAGAAATAGATTTGTTAAAAGCAAATCTTGAACAGTTAAAATATAACAGGAGATAAAAATGGCTAAAAATATAGCAGAAAAAGCAGTATCAAGTGTAGATGCACCTAAAAAAGTTTCAATTCAGCATCTTAAAACTTTTAAAAATGCAGCAGGTGCTGATGTAGAAGTAGTGGATTGGACTGAATCAAAACCAGTTGATGAAGCAATTTCACAAGCAGAAGCAGATTTAGCAAGGGCAGAAGCACAAGTAACTGAACTTAAAGCAGATATTGTTGAATACAAAGCAATCAAGGGATAGTATCGTGGAGCTTGGTAAGGACACGAAATTAACCTTAAAGTTGGAAACGATTGCTTCAGTTGTAGTAACACTTATAATGGTAGTGGGGGTATATTTTTCATTGTTAGGCGAAATAGCCGAAGCAAAGGAATTACCTGTACCTGAAGTTGGTCGAACTGAATATGATTTAAAAGACCAAATGATTCGTGATACCATTATGAATACGCAAGAAGATGTGGAAGAAATCAAAGAAGATGTTAAAAATATTGAACGTATGTTGATGAATCAATAGTGAATAATGATTATGAGAGAAAAAATTACATATGGCTTATCCTGTGTGTTAGTTGGCTTATTTTTATGGTCATCGTTATTATTATCACAAGATAAGTTAAAGAATTTAGAACAAGTACAACTCTTGAGTCAACAAGGGTGTGTAGTAGTGCAAGTGAATGCTGATTGGAATTTAAGTGCATCAATAGATATTTCTAAATTAACAAATTGTTTTATTGTAGAAGCAAGTATTGACAATAAAGAATATGGTGCAGTATTAGCAGAAGAATGGAATATTAAATCAGTACCAACGATTATTATATTTGAAAAAGGAAAAGAATTACAAAGATTTGAGGCAGGATTAGCATTTCGTTTAGATGAAAAGACTATCTTGTCCAAGATAAAAAAAGAAATTGATGAAATAATGTTAAGGAGATTTCAATGATTGGAAAACTAATAGCAGGAATATTATTAATGAGCTCATTATGTGCTCAGGATTTTTTAAAGTTTAGTACGATTTATGGTGCCTATAATTTAACGAGTCCTTTAACTACAAACCAAACTTATCAAGTAAGTAATGGTCAATTACAAGAACTACAAGAAGAGTTAGAAGACCACGGTTCATTAACCTTTGGAATTAGAAAGTTAGCACGATTTGGTTATGAGAATAAATCAGGAAAATTCTACACAGGAGAAGAAACTGGAATTAATGAAGGTGTAGCCATTGGGAATGGGTTGGCAAAAGGTTGGGAATATGTATTAGAATATTCTAAACATACTCAATTTGGTGAATCATTTGATAATCACGAATATATGTTACGATACTTACATCCTAAGTTTATCTTTAAAGCTAACTATGATGCAATGGGGTTAGAAGACTTAGAATTTGGTGCAGTAGATATGCGATATAGAATTAATAAAGGGAACTGGGACTTTAGTGCAGGAATTGCAGGAAGAAGTCATCCAGCATATTTAGATTTTCTACCAATAGATTTATATTGGGAAGAAAAAGGTATTGATACCAGTGAGTTTTTCCCGTTTTGGATTCTCGCCTGGGATGAAGAAGGTTGGGCAAATGGACCTTATAAAGACGAATGGACAAAACAGTGGACTGCTTTCGGCTATGAATACTGGGATTGGTATTGGACCGATGTAGATGGAACACTCGTTGCGAAAAGTGATGAAGAGTTTTATCAAACAATTTATGGAGATATTGTAGAGGATTACAATGATACATTTGCACGTGGTCTTGGTTATCAGCACGAATTAGCACTATCATTAGGTGTAGATTATTATAAATATACAGATGATAATTGGTTTCACTTATGGGTTACTGCTTATCCCTATAATGAAGGAATGAGTGATTATAGTTTTAACTATGACAATGCTAAATATGGTATGGATTATGATACTGGATTAGTTTTAGGATGGAAACTATCTAATAAGTTTGGAGTCTTTGTCCAAACAAGATATATCAATATGTACGATATACAAAGTTATTCAGCATCTACAGGATTTAATTGGTTAATTTACTAAGGAGGAGTATATGATAGGATTTACAGTAGGATTTATACTTGGATTTGTAACACATTATGCATGGTGCAAATGGGGAAACAAATGTGATTGTAAAGATATTTGGAACAGAGTTAAGAAATGAATATTAAAGATAACATATTCTATAATAAAGTACTTGGTAAAAATCGTTATTTACTTAGTAAGGATAAATATTCTTGGGTATGGACATATGGCTCTAAAGAGTCTTCTGTTGATAATCTTTGTAAAAATAAAAACAATAGAGAATATTATACATCATTTCGAAGTATGCTACTAAATGTGTTCGAGAAACGCTTTAAAGCTCACATGACGAAGTTTACCTTAAAGGGTGTTCAAAAAGCCCTTAGAGAGGCATATAGGGACATCCTCGATGTCTCTAGCACACTAGACAAGGTTACATGGGGAGTATTAGACCGTGGTGACTATTGTCCAACCTGTGATGGCGAAATGAAGAAAGGTAAGAAACAGTGCCTAAGTTAGACATGATTGGTAATATTATTAGCAAGGTTGCAGATAATATTGATAGGTTTACTCTAGACAAACAAGAGAAAGCTGAACTTATTGCTGAAATTAATAAAGCACAATTAGAAGTAAACAAGGTAGAAGCAGGTCATACATCAATGTTTGTTGCAGGATGGAGACCCTTTACAGGATGGATATGTGCTACTGCACTTGCGTATCACTTTATTCTTCAACCCTTATTAACGTTTGTGTTATATAGTTTTGGAAATGAAATAGTATTACCAACGTTTGATATGGGAACTTTAACAACAATACTTCTTGGTATGCTCGGTCTCGGGGGAATGCGTAGTTTTGAAAAAGTGAAAAGAAGTGCTTAACCATTGAGAAGATACTTCAGAGAAGAAACAAGAAAAACTAACGGTCCTAAAAAAACAAGACAAGGACAAAGTAAACATACGAAATATGGTAGTAAGGTTAGTAAGAAATATTACAAAAAGAAATACAATGGAAGCGGACAAGGTAGGTGATATACACC